TATCAATCGGTGTTGCATCATCACAGGTTCAAGGGTGTCTATCATCCTCATCTCTTTCTGAGTGGAGTGACGGACTTCTTCTATAGATACCTTGTGGATTCTATTAAGGATAGGTGTAAGTAGCTTTACATACATACCATCACCAAAGTTACTCTCCACAATCACCATGTTCACGGACTCTTGTTTAGCCACTGTGGACAAACTGGTTAAAGTTTTGTCCGAGTAACCACCCGTAAAGCCACCTATGCGAGTGACATATAGATAACCATTAAGCATCTTTACAACAGCGTAAGCAGTCTCATCTTTACCTCGACCAGATGGGTCAATGGCAAGCACTGAGCCTGTGAAGTCCAGCATGTCGTCAGACATCCACATAGGTCTATAGAACTTGTCACCAGTGAACCCAACGATAGGCACATTTTCTACTATCTGTGAGGGACCTGAAGCCCATGCTAGGTCTGTCCAACCTTTCCTTGGGTTCAACGCAGTCACCATCAAATCTGATAGCTTAAGAGGGTACTTATCAGCGTCTGCTAGTGTTGTATCCAGCATAAACTGTAGGGCAAAACCAGCTTTACCATAGGATGCTTCACGCTCCATAAGGTCTATCTTGGTGAATCTATCTGGCTCTGTTGGTAACCCCTCTTGAGAGGCTCTATTAAGCTCTATAAAGGGTGCTAATCTACCCTGATACATTGCTGATTGTTTGTCTGTAGGGTAGCGAGAAGGCCATATACGAATCTCATAGCCACGTTCTGGTAGCAGGTTGTATATAGACATCTCAGTCTGTGGTGTACCGAGGTAAATAACACGTCCATCAGGCTTTAATACAGCGTCAAACTCTTTGATTGCCTCTGATAGTTTGTCTCTCATAGTCTGAGTGGCAGAGTTGTTTGTAACTTCCACGTCATCAGCAATGATAGTGTTGGCACGGGACCCTGTAAGCTGACCTGAGATACCCACGGACTTAACCGAGGGAGAGTGGTCAGGCATGGAAGGTCCAACATCAAATGCAATGACAGAATCACGTTGCCCATTCTTTGTTCTAAGGTGAGCTAGCAGTTCAATCTCATTGATAAGTCTTTTGGTAAACGTAGAGAAGGCATCAGCACGTTCTTTGGATGCAGACACAACTAATATCTTATGTTGAGGGTCACAGTAAAGTAACCACACCACATACGCAGAGGTTATCCATGACTTACCTATGCCACGGAAAGCTTCAATGACACAACGTCTAGGTCCTACTTGGAGATAGTTCCCCATGTCGTACTGGATGGGTGTGGGGTCTGGTAGATTAAGAGTCTTCCATACTATGTATAGAAACTTTCGGAAGTCTTTCTTGATAGGGTCGTTCACTACGGGTGTAGCCATGCGTTACCTAGTGGTTAAGTGGGAGTTCGTCTTCATTAAAATCTGGAAGAGCGTGGATAAGATTGTCCAATGGGTTGCCCTGCGTAGGTACTCCATCAACACCATTGTCTTTTAGAAATTGACGGGCCACGTTGAGGATACTTGCAGATGTTTCACCTGATTGGACTTCTGTTAATAATTGATTGGCTAACTCTTGGTGTAAGTCCGCCATGATTGCTTCTAGTTTGGTATTACTCATTTAGTTAGTCCTTTTGTTTTCTCATAGGAGCGTAAACCGCCTAGACCTAGGAGGGACATTACGAGTGTTGTGAGTTCTGCTGATTGAATAGAAGGTAGTTCTGCTGGTAGTGCAAAGTAAGCATTGATGAGTCCAGCAAATGGAAGGATAAGGAATTGGTAACCAAGACCAACTGCACATACCCAACCGATAGCTGGACGCCAACCAGCCACCCACACCGACTTATGCTTGGCACTTTCTATATTCGCCATTGCTTGCAGTATGTGTGGTTTCTGGAGAAGTTGTTCAACCTTTAGAGCAGCATTTGCTCTCTCTTCATCTGAGGTGAACAGGTCATCAAGGCCATTCATTACACTCCCTGCAATCCCTGCAAGGGGGTTGAGAGATGACATATATAAAATCCTGGCATGTTAAGTTCCCATCCATCTGGACAGGACTGAAGTACCAACACCACCAAGACCAATTGAAAGAAGCATGGCTCCAGCAAGGAATCCCTTACCTTTGACTAGCTGTTTCTCTAGGTCGTTAATGCGGTTGGATAGTGTGACTGTTATTTCATTTAATGTTTCGACTTGATTGCCTAGAGTTTCTACTAGGGTCACTAAGCGTCCTGCATCATAGTCCGTCATTTGGGACATGAGTATTAACCTCTATAGTAGATTGCAATTCCAAACAGTAAGCCCATAGCAAGTATCATGCAGCCACCAATATTGATTGCTAACTGTAAGTCTTTCTGTAGCTTGGCTGCTTGCCTAGCTTTCTTATTTCTCAGAGCCAACTCTTCTTCTTTTCGTTGTCTATGCCATTCGGCTTCAAAGCGAACAAAATCAGTCCAACCACCAAGTCGGCTCTTTTTCATATGATACTCAAGATTGGCTCTTTGGATTCTTTGTTGCTCTTGGTATTGAAAGGCTTCTAAGGCTGTGCCTTTACTACTGCTGTCACCTGCTTTTTTCTGCACTTCATGCGTAGCTGAGAAATAGTCAGTAAGTGAGCTACCCATGTCGTAGATTGACTTGCCATTTTTGAACGCTGTGGACACTGTTTTGTAAAGGGCATTGGCAATGGCGATTTCCGCTAACATAGCCATAACCTCGCTGAGTAGTCTTGGGTTTCGTAAGGTTGTTTAGATGGTTGGACGACTAGATATTCGATGGGGCGTTGGGCTATTGAAGACACCTGTGGCTCTATGATTAGAGCCTTCCCCTCTGGGAGAAGGGAAGTGCTTTGGTGAACTAGAGGTAGCCCTGTTGGGCTAGACCACATCTACTTCTTCTTTGGTTTCTTTGTAGGTTTTGCTGGGGGACGGCCTTTTGTAGTTCCGTATGTACCTTTGCCTTGTGGCATAATTATTCTCCTATTATGGGACTGATGCTTCTACATGAGCAGCGTAAGCGGCTACCACTGCATCTGTGTGGACTACTCCACAAATAGCCTGTAGTTCTGCACTCTCTGCTGAGTAGTCATCTCCTGCGCTGACAACGTGTCTGTGAAAGCTAGAGGATAACTCCACACCATCTTCCATAACTGCCGTCTTTGTGCGAACTTGAACGTGCTTAAAAGGGCCACAAACTTCTATGCGGTCTTGGGTAATTTCTTTGGTTAGTGCCATCTTATTTCTCCACTGGCGAATCCACGCCAGATAATTGTTTATGCTGTAATGTATGTGCCGCTAATTAGAATGTAAGAGCCTGACATATTTGCAAATGTTTTATTTGCATCACTCCCGACTAAGCGCATGTCAAATGCACTGCCCCCAGAATTTACTTGGCAAATGATTGCGCCTTGATTACTGCGGCCTGTCAAATATGAATGATTGTTTGTCCCAGCAGCAGCAAATGGAAGCCCACTGATTAACACTCCATTGGTAGCACTGGTAGATGCTATATTTAAATATATATTTACATGTACTAGAGTGCCTACTTTTCTATAATACGCACCTGTAGTGCTAATTCCGACACTATATTGTGCTGCGTTAGCAGTCCAAGTACCCTGTTCATAATCCGAAAGATTATTAACTGTACCTGTGCCGCCTAAAAAGACACCGCCTGATAGGTAGAGGTCTTTGAATCGTGCTGATGCATCGCCCAAATCAATATCATTATCACTGTTACTTCCATTTGCATTGGCTGGACGAATGTCACCAGTAGTGCCAATCATTCTAAGATTTGTTGCACCACTCCCAACTACTATTGAATTATTATCTATGGAACTAATAGCTCCTGTGCCTACAGCAATAGTGCCAGTGAACGTAGGACTAGCAATGGGAGCCTTAGCAGCTAACGCAGTGTTAGAAGCCTTAGCAGCCAAGTTAGCGTCAATCGTTTTGAGGTCTTCTACCCCATCTCTTGCCTTGCTCATCCTGCAATCTCCGTTACTATAATTGTCTTTTGAAACCTGCCAAGTTCACTGATTTTAATTAACCCATTAGTGTTGTAGACAGCCATCTGTATCTTGTAAGTTACTGCTGAAGTTGTTGCAGGAGAGTCTATGTCAACATCACTAAAGCTGGTGTAGACATTCACTGGAGAAGAAGTGTAGAGCATATAGTTATCGGCAGGTGTAAATAATGGAGTTGAATGTCTTACAATACGAAAAGAGACTCCATTATTAGCTGCTGCTAAATATATATTTTGTAGTGAATACTCTACTTTAATTTTTGAAGATGTTGACGTAGGGGTTATTGATACGCTTAAACCTATATCAGACCAAGATTGTGATGTGCTTGAGAATGCTGCTGTGCTTGAGCCTTCAACAACCTGCAATACCGCACCCGTAGCTGCTTTGATGTTATCAATGCCAGTAGCACCTGTAATAGTTGTAGTCATAATCTACTCCTATGGCTTGGGATTGGCTGCTTTCACGGCTGTACGCAAAGCCTGTAGGTCAGTCAACGTAGCTCCACCATCAAGGAGAGCATGGATGCAATCTTGAATTGATGGGTAGGCTTCTTGACGACTACGGGCGTATGCTGCTGCGTCATGGGCTGCTTGTAGTTCAACAATCTTAGCTGCGATTGCTGCGTCTGTTGGTTGGGTTTGTTCTGTGTCAAGCCATTCTAATTCATCTCCACGTAAGACCCATTGGGCTGCTGGAGTTAGTGCTTGTAGTGCTGCGACTTTATCGGTCATGTGATGTTATCCTATTGTTTAATTTCAGTAAGAGTTAAGCCTGTTGCTGCGCTTGAGTGTGAAAACTCGCTAGTAGTACCAGAACTTGTATGAAAATAAGGTTGAAATATTAAAGTATCAGTGCTGGTTGCTTGGTGCTGAACATCAGCACAGATGGGAGTGTAGACTGCGGATGTATCTCTATAAGCCAGCATATAAGCCCCTGAGCCAGCCATAGCAGCGTAAGATGCACTGCCTATCTTTACATAAATTTTTGCGGTTAAAGTTCCATTTGTCCAACACATAGCTCCTGCATAACTTACTAGAATTATAGAATTAGCATACAGAGGTGTTATTGTGGCAGTAATGCCTGTTGGCACAAAACTTGATGAAGTAGTTGTAATCGAAGATGAAGAATTAGTAGAAGTTCTCACCATTTGCAAAACGCTACCTGCTGGCATTTTTGTGTGGTCTAACAGAGGAACACTAGCACTCGTCATACCGCTTAACTGGTTAGTCAATGCAATCGTGCCAGAGCCAGATACAGTTTCAAGAACGTCTGTTTTTAGTTTAGATGTCATCCTTGTATCTCCATTAGAATCATTTTACTAGAGCCGTCTTGGTTAACTCGCATCGTAGCAGATCCAATTTCTTTTGCTTGTAGTTTGTAAGTAACTGCTGACGCAGTAGAGGGTGAATCAACCTTGAACATTGTTGCCATTACTGCACCATTGTCTATGTACGGATTTACTTTATCTAATGTGTGGATTTGTGTGCTACCTCTTGATAATCCTAAACAAGCAAATCCACTACCATTTGGGTACACATGGACATTTAACATTACTAATATTTTACTTGAAGTAGATTTAGGAGTGATAGTTGCAGTTAAACCAATATCTACATAAGACGTTGTTGAAATATCAACTTGCGTAGTAAACGAAGCTTCTACTATTTGTAACGTAGACCCCGTAGGCATCGTCACTGACCCCTGACTCTTCAAGTCTAAGGTCTTACCTGCTGCAATCTTGATTACCTGCCCTGCTGGATGGGATAACTCTTTGACTGTTAATGTACTCATACTATGCTCCAGTTTCCTGAGTTACCGATGGTAATCGTGTGTCCATCAGCAATAGTGATGGGGCCAGCAGACATACCATTAGTGTTTATTGTAATTGACTCGGATATAACAGCAGCATTGGTTCTAATAACAGATGCAGTTCCAAGTGACGGGCCTCCAGAAGCGGCTCCGATAGCTTTAAATCGACCATCAGCCACCGACTTAGTGTAATGGTCAGCTAGTGTAAATGTGCCAAATCCTTGGATGAACACTACGTCACCAACAGCCGCAGCTATTGCTAATACAACAGCATTGCCATTAGTAGCCGTGTAATCGGCAGTGTCTAAACGAATACCATTTAAAAATACTTGAAGATGACCAGCATCGTATGTCGCAGAAAAGCTAGTCTGCCCTGCTGTGGCTGTATGCTGAACCGCATTCTCTACGCCATTGACTGACGAACCAGCATTGGCAAATGCAGAGCCGTTGTAAACTTTCATGGTGCTTGATGAGGTATCGAACCATAAGTCACCTGTACTTGGTGATGCAGGTGCGCCTGATGAGGATACATACTGCCCTGTGAAGGATGCTAAAGAAGACGCTGCGTTACTTGCAGATGTGCTGGCTTCTGATGCTTTTGTGGTTGCTAGAGCTTTCTGTGCAGTCGCTAGAACAACTTGAGCAGTCGCTAGAACAACTTGTGCTGCTCCATTGGAAGTCGCAAGTCCAGCTTGAGTAGATGCAGTTGAGGCAGATGATGCACTTGCAGTCGCACTGTTTGCTGCTGCTGTGGCTGAACTAGCTGCTTGACCTGCTTTAGTGGTTGATATAGCTGCCTGAGCAGCAGATGTATTTTTACTTGCTAAAGCTGCTGTAGCTGAGGTTGCACTAGCTGTTGCACTGTTTGCTGCTGCTGTGGTTGAACTAGCTGCACCAGATGCAGAGTTTGCACTAGCTGTTGCAGAGTTAGCTGCTGCTGTAGCAGAAGAGCTAGCCTCAGAAGCCTTAGTAGTTGCAATACCTATTGAAGATGTCTGTGATGTCTCTGCCCAGTTCTTAGTGACAGCATCTTGTGCTGAAGTTGGGTCAGCTACATTCTTAATGCGCTTAGTTGTTGCATCGTAAGTCTGGTCGAAGACTAAGGGAAGTGCAGTTTCAGAAGCATCAAAGGCTTCTTGTGTTAGTTGGAATAGTTGGTTGCTATCACCATCAAGTGCTGCTTCTGTTAATACAGCACCATCTTGGAAATCAACAACTCTAGCTGTGCGTGAAGATGTTCTACGAACTTCTACAAATGCGCCAGAAGCTGGTGCTACTGATGTCTGGACTCTTGCTGAGTCTAGGAATGTAAAGGTGACAGCAACATTATTAACTTTGACACTAACGTCTGCCTGTTGCAGGTAGGTAAAAGTTAAGTTAAATATTCTATTGCTGCCATTGCCTGTGTATGTCACAAAGGATAAGGCCATATTATT